AGATACATCCCTTAATCATACCGTGTTAAATACTTTAATAAATTTTTTCATTGTATTTCCTTAAAAGACGCCCCACTTCTGTTGCCGGGCAGGGGCCTCCCCGAGTAACTACGCTGCTAGAGCATAATCCTCAGATGCAAAGTTATCGTTTGCAATTATAGTTTTCTTGCGGTTAAGGTCGCTTGCGCACCTGTCTCTCGGCTTTCCTATTATCTACCAGTCGATCCTATTTCGGCCCCATCATAAAGATACAGAATTTAAAGGTTTACATACATAATTGACAGTATCCCAATCACCATCTGCGGGTATTTCAGAATATTCTACAAGCATTGTGTCACATTCTGTTTTTGTTTTAAACCATTGTATGTCTTGATCAACACAAACTGATCCTGTGCAAACGGTTAGTAATATATGCCAAATAATTTCCATTTTATATCCTTATGGTGGAGCCGTCGGGTACTGCCCCCGAGTCCTGTGCAGTTTTCGGTCTGCGTCATAAAGACGCTGTAATCAATTACTGTATTCACTGTAATTACTTTGTAGAGAAGCTAATTTATCTTCAGCAGTTGCTAATTTAGATAATTCATGATTTACTGCTTCTACAAGATCAGGATGTTCTCCAATTCCTGCAGGATTTTCTATGTAAACTTGAATATTTGCTTTTGCTTTTGAAATTTCAGCTTCATATTGTAGTCTTAAGGCTTGAAATATCATTTCCATGTGTTTCCTCTATTTAAATACTTCTTCACTCATTTCAGATTCTTTAACTTCCCCCTCTAAAGTATTCCAGTTAAAAATTCTAAAGTTGTCTGCTTCTAAGTCCCACACTAATTCCATTCCAGAGGGGTATTTTATTTCCGAGCCTACTCCTTGAATATTTTTAGAAATAAAATCTTCTGGTAATTCCGTAAGTTTACTGAACACCATCATTCGGGACTCTCCTGATTTTTTCTTAAAAGATGCTTTGTAAATTTTCATTATTATATAATCCTTTCAATTTTAATTATATAATATTATCCACAAATAGTCAAGAAGCTTTATGTTTTTTACGGTAATTATGCTGTTGCTTTTTTTGTTTTTTATTAAACATTCGTTGCCTAGCTTCTATCTTTTCTCTTAACTCTTCTGCTTTTTTCTGTCGTTTCTTTTCTCTAATTATAGCAACAGAATGAGCTTCCCGTTTCTTATCTCCTTTTGATTTGAAATAATGGCGAGATTGTAACTCTTTATAAAACCCTTCGTCTTGAAGTTTTTTATTTAGTAATTTATATGCTTTGACAACGTTGTTGTTCTTAACGTAAATTTTCATGTTCTCCTATATAATCCATTACAGATTCTTCGTATGTTAAATAATCTAATTTCCAATTGAAAATCTCCTTAATTTTATTATTATCTAATTTTCCTCTTTGTTTTCCTGTAGGTCCTAATTTACTTTTTGTTTCAATATCCATCTTCAATAAACTTTTTGCGTATTTTTTTATTACGTCTTTATCTCTATTATAACCAGAACTTACGTTATAAGTTCCTGGCCTTAAATTGTCCACTATCTTTTCCATAAGAACAACAAAATCTTTTATATACAAACAATCTGCTTCTTCTATATTAATAGGTCTACTAGCTTTAAATTGTCTTTCTATATTCATAGTTATAGGAAAACTACCGTCTCCCATTCCATACACATGCATTGGTCTTAAAATTACGTCTTTATTATTATCAAGAAGTTCTTCTGCTTTTCTTTTACATTCTCCGTACCAGTCTACAGGATTTAAAGGATGGTCTTCTGTAATTTTTCCCTCCCAAGTCCCATAAACCATAGAACTAGACATTTGTATTATTGGACACTCAAATATTCTTTTAATATTTTGTAGTCCTATCACAGTAGAATCGCGAGTAAACTCTTCTAAATACTGGCTTAGTATAGCTTCACACAATCCCCCACAATTAATAATTAAATCAGGCTTTAAAGATTCTAAATTAGCATCTATGAAGTTATTAAAAGTCCATTTATTTACGCAACGCACTTTGCTAATAAGTTTTTGTCTATAAGAATATGCTATAAGTCTATGTTGTTTTTCTAATTCTGAAACAGGTTGTAACCCTTTAGCACCTCTGTGTATCATAGAAAACCCAGGATATGTTTTAGACCATCCATCAATTATTGTAATATTATGTTTTAATGATAACCTATTAACAATATGACTTCCAATAAACCCTTTTCCTCCTACAACAATAATATTCATTAATTAAGAGCCTTTTTTATTGTTTCTAATTCCCATTCTTCCATATAATGATGACTCGGAATATGTACAATAGAGTTAACAAATTTTTCTGTCTGAGGACATTTATCTTCGTTTGGATTTACCCATTCAAATTGTGTTAAAGGCTGTTTAAACATTATTCTAGCTAAACATCCAGCATCGTGTAATTTTTTTAGAACGTTATCTACCTCATTACGACTGACAGACATAGTGTATCTTTCCCAAATATAATTATCTCCTGCTATGTTTGTATATGGGAGATTATCCAGATAGAAAGAAGCAATCTGTCTTCGACGCTTTCGATAGTTGTATTGCTCATAAAGTTCTATTTCTTTTAACAGTACTGCGCACGAAGTCATGTCTAAAAAAGATTTTGTTCCTACTCTAACTATAGAGTGATCTTTTGCGGTTCCATGAGCTTGTATTTGATATATTATATTATACAAATCATTATCATGAGTAGCCAACCCACCACCAGACCCTAAACATCCCGGTCCTTTAGTAAAATCAAAACTATAACAGGTAATATCAGCTAAACTACCTGGGACATATTCATATGGCTCCCCCATGTAAAAAGAAGGAGCCGCATCTTCGATTATCGCTATATTTTTTTCTTTACAAGTTTTCCATATTTTTTTAGTATTTGCAACTGTTCCAAAATTATGTACTACTATTACTGCTTTTATTTGTCCCCACTGTTCTTTTTCAAGACCCTCAATAGCCTTGTCCATGTCCATATTTCCTGTTTCATCACAATCAACAAACCTAACTTGTCTTCCCATAAAAACTGGAGCGTTTGCAAACGCTCTCCAACCATATGCAGGAACTAAAATAGAGTCTCCAAAATTAGTTAAAGTGCTGACCGCAATTTGTAGAGAGTCAGTACAGCAATCAGTAAATGTCCAATAAGGAATACCAGATAGATTTGCACATTTATTAGCTAATTCTAGTTGTACTCCTCTAATTTCTCTTCCATCTTCTGCTTGATAAGGATCGTCCATTGTATCAGCAATGGCTCTCAAATAATCTATTTTGTGTTTTTCCACTCTTTTTTTATGTGGAATAAAAGCAATTTTTTTCATGCTAATAATTTTCTTAACATTTCTACATCTTTTCCAGAAAAGCTGTCTTTGTTACGCCAAAATCTACCATCATTTAAAATTAACTTTAAAGAGTTAGGATGTCTTATAGCATCTGTCTCGTCACTAATATTAGGTAAAGATTTAGCTTTTATTTTGTTGTCTCTATAATCAGCATCTTTAGTAAAGTTATATATGAATTCTTTTCCAGTCCTTTTATAATCTTCTATTTTTTTAAGTCTAACTCCTTTTGCCCGATAGCTCATAGACCACATATCCATTTCTGAGTTATCAAAAAAACTTTTAAATTTTTTACCAACATCGGGGCTTTGCGCGTGTAAGATATGTAATCTTTTAGTAACCCAATCATACTTATTAACAAAGGACGCCCACCAAAAATAATCATTTATTGTTGGATTCAATACGGGACATTTTTTTATAAAATTGTATAACGTTTCTTCTCTTTCTGCTTTGGTGCCTAACCCAGATAAATTAACTGCAAATTTGTTGCCGAGAACCTCTCCTTGGGAATTAAACTTTCTTTTTGAATTCCATTTTTCTTCATCCCAGCTAAGAATATTTTCCCAAGGTTGAAAATTTTCTTCCATACTCATATTCAAAACCCAGTCAGAGCCAAAAGTTTGGTCTCCTGCTTCTCCTGTAACAATAATACTATCAGTATAAGAATTTAAAAGAGAAAAAATCTCTTTTCTTTCAACAGGTTTGTCGTAACTTTTAATATATTTTTCATAAAATAAAGGATACTCCTCAATAGAATGATTAGTATATATAAAATTTAAAGAAGCACTATCTGGTTTAGTTAATAACATTGCCACAGCAACTATCGTACTATCAATTCCCCCACTCCAAGCAACTTTTATAGGTTTATCTAACTTCCATAGATTTTCTGCTGTTTCTGTACAGACATCAAAATAACTTTTATTCCAACTACTATCATAATTTTGTATGGCTCTAAATGATCTAGGTAACTTATTATTATCACCTAGTCTATTTACTGCTTGGCACCCCATCGACACACTGAAAAATATTTGTTCTTTAGTGTAAAAATTCTTTCTCTTAACGTGGAGAGGTATATTAGGATTAATTTTCCAATCAGGAGACTCAACATTTATATAATATATTTTTGGTTCTGACATTAAGGTGTTAACAACTTTTTTAACATTTCTGTGTCTTTTTCAGAAAAACTATCTCTGTCTCGCCAAAATCTGCCATCACTTAAAACTAATTTTAAAGAGTTGGTAGAATGTTGTAAATCTTGATTCCTAACATGAATCATAGACGCATATTTTACTTTGTTGTCTCTATAATCAGTATCTTTAGTAAAATTACATATAAATTCTTTTCCAGCCATTTTATAGTCTTTTTTACTTTTACTCTTATTAAGTCCTTTTACTCGTCTGTCCATAGACCACATCTCAAATTCTGGATTATCAAAAAAACTTTTAAACTTTTCACCAATATCTGGGTTTTGCGCGTGTAAGATATGGAATCTTTTATTAACCCAATCATATTTATTAACAAAGACTGTCCACCAAAAAAAATCTTCTAGCACTGGATTTGATACGGGACATTTTCTCATAAAAGTATGTAGTGTTTCTGTTCTTTCTGCTTTAGTTCCTAATCTAGATAAGTTAATCCAATATAATTCAGTCAGTCCGTGTTTTCGAAACCACTTGTTATTTCGATCTCTATTCCATCTTTCTTCATCCCAGTTAAGAACATTTTCCCAAGGTTGTGAGCTTTCTGAAAGATCCATATTCATAATCCAGTCAGAGCCAAAAGTTTGATCTCCTGCTTCTCCTGTAACGATAATGCTATCAGGATAGGAGTTTAAAAGATCGAAAAGGTTTTCTTTCTCAAAAGGTTTATTATAATCCTTAATATACTTTTCATAAAATAAAGGATATTCATCAATAGCAGATTGGCTATATATAAAAGTTAAATCAGCATCAGTAGGTTTAGTAAGTATCAGTGCCACAGCAACTATCGTACTATCAATTCCGCCGCTCCATGCAACTTTTATGGGCTTATCTAACTTCCATAGATTTTCTGCTGTTTCTATAGCTATGTCAAAAAAATTTTTATCCCAACTACTGTCATAATTTTGTATAGGCCTATAAGATATGGGTAATTTATTATTATCTCCTAATCTATTTACTGGTTGCAAACATCTTGTAGCTTCCCAGAAAAATATTTGTTCTTTAGAATAAAATCTCCTTTGAACAGTATATTTTGGTATACTTGGATTAATTTTCCAACCAGAAGACGCAAAATTTAGATAGTATATTTTTGGCTCTGGCATTAAGTCCAACCGTGATCGTCTATCCACTTTTGGTAATCAGATAAAAAACATTTTCCTTGTTTTACTTCTAGCTTTACTTCATTCTTTATAAGTACAAAAGTTGGAAATGTTTTAATTCCATATCTAGTCGCTATTTCTCCTTCATTAGATTGAGCTTCTACGTCCACAGAATATAAACTGTTTAATTGTCCTACAACATCTTTCACATGATCTTCCATGGAAATTCCGTCAACATTGTAAATTCCTACGATTTTGTTTGCCATTGTTGTATGTCCTTTATTACCATAGAAAGTTGTTCTTCTATAGCTTTGATTCTTTCTTCCATTTCTTTCATGTTGTCATTCAAGTAATTAATATCACCACCTAAATCATTAGCAGCATCCTTAATAGTTTCGTGAATCACTCGCACTTCTTCTTTTAAATCTTTTGGTGTTACATAATACATAAAATATAGTATAAACTCTTATGCAAAAATTGTCAACTATTTTCTCACTACAACCATAAAAGGCTATTTTTTTCTTGCAAAACGAGGTAATTTCCTCTATAATAAGTTATGTTGTCAAAAAAGGAGTAATTATGACACAATATGCAGAAGCAAAAGAATATTTTAAATACCTAGCAAATTTAGGTGTGGACGAAGCAAAATATACATTACGAGTATATCGTAAGTTAAAAAATAGACGAGGGGATTTTCTGGCAGCTCGTTTTATTTTAGAAGTGTACCAGAAAATGAATGAAGACTTAGAGAAAAGGATAAAAAATGGCAGCTAGAAACAAAAGAGCTACACGCGCTCCTACAATAGGTTATGGTTTTTGGGATGAGCGACAAACTATTAGAGAATGTCAAAATTTAGTACGTTGGAACGCTCCACTAGCTATACAATTTATGGAACACGCTGCAGGACTAGTTTGTAATATGAGTTCTATAGTTATTAGAGAATATAATAAATCAGTAAAATCCATGAATGAATATTTAGACATTTTAGAGCGTCAACGATATTACAACAAACAAGAGGTATGGGGATCTTTAACTCCTACTCGACTTGAAGAATTGTTTGAACCCTTAGACGATTATTCTTTGTATGAGACTGCCTCCCAAATTAATGAAAATTTAGATTGACAGTTTGAAAATTTTCTGCTAATTTAATGGTTGAACAAAAAATCGAAAAAAGAGAAATGAAATTGAAATTTGATTCAAAGAATCCTTACAGGAATTTAATTAAGAACCTTCGAAGACTGGTTCTAGCAAAAACAGATATGGAATATGAGTTCTCAGTTCTTGAAACGTATGCTCAGACGCAGTGCTCTACGTCCCATATATATTCACACCCTTCCATAAAGTTTTTTAATATTGACGCTAAAACTGCGTCTGCAAAAAAGAACCAAAAGGATTTTGAAATAAATCCGTGGGAAGAGGTAAGAACGGAGTTCTTACGCGCCATGACTTGCGACCGTAGGGAGCGATATGAGATTATATCTAAAAGTCTAGCGTGGTTTTATTATACTCCAAGGACAGAAGATTGGATAAGTTAAAAAATTTATTACCACTTGATCCATTTGTAAATAATGATGGGATTCCTTTTAATATTTTAGTCTATCAAAACTATGGTATTGGGGATATGGTACAATATTTAAGATACATTCCTATCTTTAGAAAAAGTTTTGAAGGAAAATTAGGATTACTTATTAAAGGTAATTTCTATGAGCCTTGGGTACAGGTTGCAGCAGAGCCGCCTAGCCTAAAATGGATAATTACAAGTAATTATGGAAGTTATTTAGATGAAGTAATTATTGACGGCTGGAACAGTGTTTCTTCAGAATACAACTATAAAGTCGAGTTTATGGAACTTATAACACACTGTGGAAGAGGAATTATTCCTCCTGATATGTGGAAGAAGTATACTAAGTATCCTTTAACAGAACCCATAAATGTGGGTTATTGTTTAGCAGGATCAAAAGGACATCCAAACGACAAACACAGATCAATAGAAAAAATACATTTTTCAAAATTTATAAATACTTTTAAAGATAAAGTAAATTTTATAGATTTATCTCAAGAGAACTTACAAAATCAATTTAGTATTGTCAACATAGAAGATACAATCTCTATAATACAATCATTAGATTTAGTAATAACCGTAGATACACTAATTGCACATCTAGCCGGTTACAATAATATACCTATATTCTTACTACACGGAAATGTTAATGATGACAGGTGGTATAAATATAATAAAGAATGGTACAACAATGTAACTCATTTTTATCGAGGGAAAACTAATGAATGGGGAAATCTTATTAACACTAATCTTACAGAAACTTTTTCAGATTGGTGGGAGAACTACATTGACAAGACGACCAAAAAACTTAGTGAAAGCGAAAAAAGAAATTAAGGGTATATTACAAGATACTCCTCTTGATGTTGTTAACGAATATGAAGATTATGTACTAGAATCAGGGATATGGGAATTAACAATGCCCAGAGTTCACGGCCCTGCTAAAGGGTCTAGAAGAATAGGTTCTGCTAATATGTTATTAGCTAATTCTATTATAATGGAATATTTTAATTTACATAATCAAGGATTGTCCCACGAAGATAAGTCAGAAGTATCTTTACAAATATTCAAAAGTATTATAGAATTATTGGAAGATGAAAAAACTATTCGACAGGTTCCAGAAACCATTCGAGAAACATTTACACTAATAGAAGGAAACAATGAGCGAACAACAACCTCAGATCGACGTTGATACAAGTGATTTAAAAGACAAACTAGAAAGTTTTGTGGATAATCTCACTAGGATTGATGTAGCTAGAGAAGCTAATAACGAGATCATTAAAGATATTAAAAATATGGGAATTAACCCAACAATGGCTAGAAAAGCCGCAAAAATATTACACGAACAAAATAAAGAAGAAGTAGACGCAGCCCACGATGAATTAATGGGTCTTGTGGATATGGTCAACTAATAAATTGGCTAGTTCTTTATGTAAATTTGGCCCCGCGTGAGAACCGTCTGGGGCCATTTCTTTGCTTTTTAAAGAGTCTAAAGGAAAGTTAATAAAATTATTAGTTACTTGTTCTAAATCATCTTGCAAATGATTAAACATATTAATATGTATTTGATTACAAGTAATAATAGAAGATTGCAAAGCAACAGCAGATTTCCAAATACGACGAACTACAGACTCTTCAGAATAATATAACATACCAGCAGCGTGCCAAGCTGCATAGTGTTCTGGAGTTTTTCTTTTGTTATCTAGTAGTTGCTCACTTAAAACCCAATTTTTATATAATTTTTTATTACGTTCTACCCAATTAGCTACTATAAATCCTTGCCAGAACCCTGTTCTTTTATCTCGAACTTGCCAACGGTATTCGCTGGTATGTCCTATAATAACTATATCAGGAGATGAGGCGATAGCTTTTTCAACTTGTTCAGTAATGAGAAATTCAGAAGCACCGCTTTGTGAAAGATTAATACAATCTACATCAAAGTGTTCTGCTACCAAATAAGGATAAGCTTGCTTTTTATCAGCAAGTCCCTCCCCTAATGTGTAGCTATCTCCACAGAATATTATTTTCATTTTTAAATTATACACTATGATTAACACAGATACAAATAAAATTTTACTTATAGGTAATAGTTACTCTTTAGCTTCTTTGTGGGCTGAAAAACCTTGGCCGTGGCAGCTTGGGTTAAGTAATAGCATAGAAGATATGGGAGCTACATTAGATTACCAAGCTGATGCTATTATTAATGAACCTAAAGAAAATTATGAATACGTTATTTGGTTAGTTGGACACCATTTAAGAGCAGACCCAAGAGCCAACAAAGAATTTTTACTCCCCTATCCGTGGGCAACAGGAGATGTTTGGGGAGATTTAACTAGAAAACTATGGTTTAAAAAATTCACTAGGTTAAGGTGGTACAAAAGAATAGCTTTGTTAAGTGTTTATTCTGTATTACATCATGTACCTCAAGATAAGTTAATGTTAGTACCTGTTTACCATCCTAATATTTTAGAAAATAAACTACTTAAAGATAACCCATCTATATGGTGGAATTACTTGTATAAGTATAGAGAATCTGACCCTGATGGGACTGGACACCCTAATCAAAATGGTCACAATAAAATTGCACTATCATTTCAAAAGGAGATTTATGACAGGTGGAAGATTTCATTGACCCTACGTGGGCCTTCTGTATAAGAAAAGATTTTAATAAATCAATCGCTGATTCAGCAGATAAAATAATTGAAAGAGCCGAATCTTCTGTGCAATGGTATGGAAACCAATGGGTTTCAAAATTTTTACCAACAGGAGTTTGTATATTACTAAAACCAGGAGATGGTTATGATTGGCATTTTGATAACTTAGATTATACTAATGGAATTGTAAATGTTCCTAGGCCTGATAGATATTGGACAGAAGTTATATATCTAAACGAAGGTACACCTTTAGAAATAGGTAGTTGGAACCCAGAGTCTAGTAGAGTTTATGAAACAGATTTTAGTGCGCCTGTTCCAAAAGATATAATTGCAACTATATACCCTAAACCCGGAAAAATAGTTAGATTTCCATGTTACATGGTTCATAGAATTAAACCTCCCGTAATTAATAGGCGTTGGACAATTACTACTTTTGTTAGTAGTATTCGATATAAAAGTCTTTCTAAAAAAGATTTGTCCGATGGGTTTAAGAAATACTTTGCACAAGACCCAAAAATATTGTATAATATAAAAAATATGAAAGGAAACAAACAATAATGGATGTATATACACATACTTTAATAGCTGTAGGCTGCGTTGCCGCAGCTTTTTACGCAGGACTTTATTTTAATAAACGATCTATCGTTAATAATATTGTAACACATTTACTGGAAACCCTAGAAAGAGATGGGTTCATAAAAACTATTATAGACAAAGACGGGGACGTAACAATGATTCCCATATCAGAAATTGAAAGGGGTGCAAGAAATGACAAGCCCGTATGAGTGGGGAAGGAAAAACGAAAGAGAACAGCTGGGACAACTAATTAAGTCTGTAGTTGAAAAACGTGATGTCGAAACACTAGCAAAATGGTATCAAACGTTAGGAAAAGCCTTAGAAATTGTAAAAGAAGACGGCAGATATTCGAGAGAAGGATTACACCAACTAGATTCTCTTGAAAAAGGAATAAAATATCTAATAACGGAGGTAAAGTAGTGCCAGAAGGACCAGAATGTACAATCGTTGCTGATCAGTTAGACACTGAAGCTAGAGGTTGGTCATTAACAAACGTTGAATTATTGACAGGAAGATACACGAAAAAAGAGCCTGTTGGGTTTTCTGAATTTATGGATGATCTAGGAAAAGACGGTAAATATATTCATTCAGTTTCAAATAAAGGTAAATTTATTTATTGGTTATTAGAAGGTGGAGTTATTTTTAGTACTCTAGGAATGAGTGGTACTTATAAAACTGAAGATAACAAATATGCTAGAGTAAAATTTGACATTAGAGATAATGTTCCTGGTAGGATAAACCCAACTAAAAGTCTTTATTATTCAGATATGAGAAACTTTGGAACTTTAAAATTTATCTCAAAAAATCCTCAACAAGAATTAGACAAAAAACTAGCTACAATAGGGCCAGATATGCTAAATAATCCATGTAAGTTAGAAACATGGTTAGATATATGTGAAAAACGTAAAAATAATTCTTTAGTAAAATTTTTAATGGAACAAAAAAATATATCTGGAGTTGGGAATATTTATAAATCTGAAAGTCTTTTTCTTGCAGAACTTGCTCCACACAGAAAAGTAGGTGATTGTAGTGAAGAAGAAAAGATACGTTTATATGAGGCTGTTATAGCAATATTGCGCACTGCTTATGAAGCTGGAGGAGCGACGATAAGAAATTATTCTGATTTACATAATAATTATGGCAAATATATTTCTTTTCCCTCAAAAGCTACAGAAATGATGAAAGAAAGAATTGGAGTAATGGTATATTCTCAAACAAGAGATCCTCACGGAAATCCTATAGAAAAGTGTACGTTAGATGATAATAGGACAACCCATTGGTCCCCAATTGTGCAAAAATAATTTGCCAAAAAGCTAAAACTATAGTATTATATATTAATAGTAAAAAACTATTATTGACTTGCCTCAAATGAGGGAGTCACGTAATCTTGCTTAAATTGAAAAGGAGAAAATAAAATGGTTACACACTTACACAAACAAATGAATTTATTTAACGATGTCAACAAACTCACCCCGTATGCGGTAGGTTTTGACAGAGTATTCGACATGTTAGGTAGATATGCTACAGACACGGCAACATCTACTGGAGGATTTCCTCCCTATAATATTAGGAAGGAAGGACAGTTCGGTCATGTTATTGAAATGGCTCTTGCTGGTTTTAATAAGAAAGACATTGAGGTAGAAGTTAGTGACGGTACTCTTACTATTCGTTCCATTAAGGAAAATAGTAAAGACGAAGAAACAGTTTATCGAGGTATATCTTATCGTAAGTTTGAGCGTAAATTCACTCTTGCAGACGATATTGTCGTTAAGCGAGCTTTCTTGGAAGACGGTATGCTTGAGGTAACACTTGAGAGAGTAGTCCCAGAAGAGAAAAAGCCTCACCTTATTGAAGTACTGTAAGGTCAAATAGTTAATAGTAGGATGAGAGAGGCGATCCAATCGGTTGCTTTTCTCATCCTTTTTTTATGGAAAAAATCATGTTTTTAGGAATTAGTGCATTACATCACGATAGCGCTGTATGCTTAGTAGATGGACAAAAAATATTATTCGCTTCTGGAGAGGAACGGTTCTCTCGAGTTAAAAATGACTCACGCTGGCCTACTAGGGCAATAGACCACGTGATTAAACATTACGGTACTCCTACAGACGCGGTATTTTATGATGAATTGAATTTTAGGAAAAGATATGAAATTAAAAGAAAACTTCGAAAAGTTGGCATTAATAACCACTGGTTTGTGCCCCACCATAATAGCCACGCTTATAGTGCTATTATTACTGCTCCTTGGGCATGTGATACACCCTGTGGGGTTATGGTTGTTGACACTATAGGAGGTAAAAAAGCTACTAGTTTAGGTTATTGGGACGGTAAAAATTTACAATGGCTTAAGACATTTCCATATCCAAATAGTTTAGGATTGTTTTATAGTTCTATTACAAGACTAATAGGATTTAATTCTAACGTAGACGAGTCTAAAACTATGAGTGCAGCCGCTTTTGGTACTCCTAAGTGGCAAGAATATATGGAAAAATATCTTATTGATATAGAAAAAGATAATTATACTTGTTTAAAAGATTTTGAACGTGGATTAGGTTATGGAGTACTTGATTGGGACATTGCTTCAAGCGCTCAAGCAGTTTTAGAAAAAATATTGATTAATTTAGCTAACTGGCTACAAAAAGAAACAGGATGCACTAAGCTTGCCTATGCAGGTGGTGTAGCTTTAAATTGTGTTGCAAACACTAAAATATTACAAAATACTAATTTTGATCAAGTATGGGTACAACCCGCCGCAGGAGATGCTGGGGGAGCAATGGGAAGTGCTTTACAATTTGTACCTGCTAAGTGGGAAAATGCGTATTTAGGGTATGACGCTGGGGACACGTTAGATCCTGTTGAAGTAGCCTTAAAATTAATAAGAGGACATATAGTTCCCGTTGTTAGAGGTAAAGCTGAGTGGGGACCTAGAGCTTTAGGTAATAGAAGTTTTTTAGCTATACCTAGTAAAATAAATTCAATAAGATTACATGATATAAAAGGTAGACAAAACGATAGGTGGAGGCCGTGGGCGCCAATATGTCTTTCTTCTGTTGCCAAAGATAATTTTGATATAGTACAACCGTCTTACGAAATGATGTTTGTTGCATATTCAAAAAATAGGAAATGGTTTCCATACCCTGATAAAACCGCTAGACTACAGGTTGTTGATAGTACAAACAATAAATGGTTATCAGAAGTTTTAAAAATAACTACAGAAAATGGACATCCAATTTTAATTAACACGAGTTTAAATGCAAAAGGCAAACCTATTGTAAATACACACGAAGATTTTACCAAGGAGGTAAATTATGAAAAATACATTTAAAATGCTACTGTGCGCCTCTATTTTATTTGGTTGCGCAGCCGCACCAACTGTGGCAGAAAATATTGACCACAACAAAGAAAGACCCGCAGACGGTCAAGAAGTAAAACCTACAGACAGAATTTATCCTGGTCAGGTTATTACGACTACTAAACCACTCGCGTGCGGAGAACTTGGATCGGTACTAACAAGTATTAGTAATGATTTCCAAGAAGAACCAATAATAACCGCTAAACAGCCTATTAGATTAGTTGATGGAACCGTAATTGAAACTATGATTATGATACTTTTTAATCAAAAAACTAAATCTTACACAATACTTGAAACATTACCACAAAATGAGGGAGTGATATGTGTTTTAGCTAGTGGAAAAATAGATACTATCACTTTACCTGTTTGGAGTGGTAAAACAGGACTATCTTTATAACATGGAGATAACTTTACCTGCGTTTATATTTATGATTAATATAATTGGATCTACTTTTTCTAATGACATATCTTCAAAAGAACTTTATTGCCTAGCCGCTAATTCTTATTTTGAATCAAGAGGAGAATCTTTTGATGGTAAGATTGCAGTTGCTCAGGTGGTAATGAACAGAGTAAAATCTAAACACTATCCTAATACAATATGTGAAGTTGTTCAACAAGGACCTATTAGAGAGAGTTGGAAAACTAGAAAAATTACAGGGTTACCAGAAGAAGAGAGGATATATTACCCAATTAAAAATAGATGTCAATTTAGTTGGTATTGTGATGGCGCATCTGATATAATTCCTATAAATAGAAAAAGTGGTGAAGTAAATACAATAACTACTGCTATGTGGAGAGATTGTGTGTTTGCTGCAGTTTTAGTATCTACTAATAAAGTTAAATCTTTAGTTGGACCGTCTACTCATTACTATGCTTACAAAAAAGTTACTCCTAATTGGCCTTCTTTGTCTGAGTATACTGTTGTAGATAACCATAGGTTTATGTATAAGAAAGGAAATTATTAATGACTGAAATACTATTAATATTATGGTTTAGTGGATTCAATATGACTATTAGTAACGACATGTATAAGTTTTCTTCATTACAAGAATGTAATGAGAAAAAAATAATTATTGCAAAAGATTATGGAGCAAACAGCGCTACTTGCTTTAAAGGAGACATCCTTGAAGATAGGTTAGAAAACACATGATTGATTATTCAAAAACTAAAAACATTGAAGCAGAAACCCTAAAAACAGGCAGAACCTACTTTACCCCTGACGGAAATTTTCCTAGTATTACTACTTTATTAGGTAAAACTTCTGAAAATCAAGTATGGCTACAAAAGTGGAGAGAAAAAGTAGGAGAAGAGGAAGCCGACAGAATATCTAAAGAGGCAACAGATAGAGGAACTTTAGTTCATGAGTATGCTGAAAAATATTTTAACGGTGAAGATATTAAACCAGATTTAATGAAAGAAAAGCCTGATGTCAGAGATATGACATATAATTTAATAAAAGCAGGAGAAAAAGGGATAGAAGAAGTATGGGCGCAAGAAATTGCTCTTTGGAGTCCTTCATTAAAATACGCTGGAAGAGTAGACTTAGTAGGTTTGTGGAAAGGTATCCCTACAATTGTTGACTTTAAAACCTCTAAAAAGAAGAAAAACGTAAAACAGATTAAAGATTATTATGTTCAGTGTGCTGCCTATGCTTATGCGCACAACGAATTGTTTGATACAAATATTAAACAAATTGTTATTTTAATAACTGTCCAAGACTCAGGACCCCAGATATTTACGGGCAATGCTTTAAATTATATTCCAGACTTAAAATATAGAGTGAACAAGTATAATGAATTATTACGAAGAGGTTAAGTTACCTCGCTTTAATAAAAATAGTTTTTATAGTGAGTTATCAAAACTCCAACCTTTGATGCAAGATAGAACTTCTCGCGCTAAAGGGTGGAAAAGTCTAGATTTAGTACTAGATAGTAAAAATAAAAGAATTTTAAAAACTTGTACTGTTGTAGAAGAGTGGTTGAATAAATTAAATAATCATAAGTTTAGTACTGTATATGTAGCAATACTAGAATCAAAAGGATATATAGATTGGCATGTAGACCAAAAACGTGCTACAATGTCTAAAGCTGTTAATTTATATATAAAAACAGACGAAGATAGTTTCATAGAATTTAACGATAAGTTTATTTGGAAACCCGAAGAAGGAAAAGCCTATAAATTTAGGGCTGATATTAAGCATAGAGTTATAAATGGATCAAAAAATTTAAGAATGGTTATTAATTTATGGTAGAATTTGATCAACTAACAAAGAATCACTACATATTAAGCAAGAAATCTAACACAAAATACTTTACAAAATTGGGACTATTAAATAGTTCAGAAAACTATAATGATTTACTATTAGTTACCCAAGACGGGCAATGGGATACTTTTAGTTGGGAAACAGAACCTACAGAATCTTTTTCTGAATTACTATATGAGCGTTGCAGGCAACTTAGAGATAAGTATGGATGGTTAATTTTATATTACAGTGGAGGAAGCGACTCCGAAACTGTTTTACAATCTTTTATAAACTCAGGAGTACATTTAGATGAAGTTGTGTTGAACGTGTTTAAAATAAATGATAGTGACCCACCATTAAAAGATGTGGAACTAGCTATAAATAAGTTAAAAAAATATTCTTTACAAATTCCAAAAACAAAAATGACTATTAATAATCTTTCTAGAGACGTATTTTTAAATTTTAATAAAAAACAACTTTGGATTGATTCTTCTTTTAATGGGACTCTTGGCAATTTTAGAAGAATGACTTTACCTGTATTACAAGAATTAGGGCAAAAAGTGGTATTACCAAATACTAGAATAGGACATATATTTGCGGAAACTAAACCACATTTAAGAAAAGAAGATGATGGTTATTACGCTGTATGGGGTACTAATATAGGTGTTGGTCAATGGTCTGAGTGGTTTTTTACAACTCTTGATCTACCTAACTTACATTTAAAACAATGTCATATGGTAAAAAATTATTTTAAATTAAATAATCCGAAAGAAAAAGTTATTATAGAACTCGGAAAAGTTAGGGATCAGATAATAAGTGCTTGTAGAAACACGTTTGACAATAGTTATCAACCACCAAAAACAACTGGGTTATTACAAGATTATATAAACACTTATTCAGAAGATGGATTAGTAATTAAACATTTAAAAACTTACGACCCAGAACTTTATGATATCTATACTAATGCAACTGTAAAAGAAATGTTGTCTGGTGTAAGAAATCATAGTTTATATGATCGGTCTAGGGGTGAATTAAGAAAAGTTAAAACAGAAAGGTTCTATTTAGGAACATAGAGGGAAAATGAAAAATTTTAATGAAAAATACTTGAGAAGTTTAGCAAAAGTTATTACAATGAGAGTTATATTTACTTTTGTACATATTATAAATACATTTATCGTGACAGGTAGTTTATTAATGGGAGTAAAAGTAGCAGGACTAGCATTTTTTATAAATCCTATTTTATATTGGTTACACGAACGAGGATGGAATATTTGGCAATGGGGACGGTTTAACGACGATAAACGTAATTTTAAAGAAGGAAACTGGAGAAGCCTCGGCAAAGATGTAACATGGCGCGTGGTGATTACAGGATCAAATTTCTTTTTACCTTATTTTGTAACAGGTAGTTTGAAATATGGATTAACAATTATGAGTTTAGCAACTTTAGTTAATATGACTATTTATTTCTGCCACGAAAGGTTGTGGAATTTATTTGGATGGGGAAGAGAATTTAAAAATGAAAATTAAAGAATGGTGGGAAGATTTTATATTTGAAATTCGTTTTTACATAAAAAAAAGAAAATTAAAAAAATTAGATCCTTTTGTATATAGAGTGACGGATGACGACAAGACGAATTAATAGAAAACTAGAGTTGTTTTTACGAAAGCAAGAACTTACGAGAACTGAGTATAAGTTTCTCGTGGGGTGTTTAGATTTCCAACAAAAAATTCCTCAGTTGACAAACAGACAATGGGATGTTATCATTAAGATGAAGGAAAAATATTCTAATGGGTAGAAAATCATTTAAAGAAGCTGCTAAAGTTTCAAAAGTTTACACAACAGAAGAAGTGCTAGAGCTTCTTAAAAAAAATGAGCAGTTTACTGTTACCCTTAAAAATAAAAAAAAGAAAGGTGAAAACAACAATGGACATTGATAGATTAAGAAAACAACTAGAAATTGATGAGGGAGTTAAGTATGAGATATATCTGGACCACCTTAACTATCCTACATTTGGGATTGGTCATCTTGTTATTGACACTGATCCCGAACACGGGCAAGAAGTCGGAACCGCTGTCTCTGAAGATAGAGTCGCTGAAGCCTTCGAATCAGATCTCGAAGGAGTCATGTCAGACTGCAGGATCTTATACCCAGACATTGATGATTTGCCAGAAGAAACTCAACAAATAATTGCAAACATGATGTTTAATTTGGGCAGACCCCGTCTTAGTAAATTTAAAGGTATGAAACGGGGGGTAGACGCTAGAGATTGGAACGTAGCTGCAGATGAAATGGTAGACTCTGCGTGGTACCGTCAAGTTCCTAATAGAGCGGAGCGATTAGTTGCTAGAATGAGAGCACTCGCTTAGTTACTTTGTGACTAAAGGAGATGATAAATGGGATTGAAGTTAGCAGGAGTTATGATGATTATTATGGGGGTTGTAGGAGGCATTTTTTACTGGTATTACACAGATACACAGGAAAAAATGGCTATCATGCATGAGAATAACGCAAAATTAGAAACAGCAATGCAAACTCAAAAACAAGCTATTGACCAGTATCAAAAAGATATAAAATTAGTAACAGCTTCAAAACTAGAAGTAGAAGAACAATTTGCAAAATCTAGAGAGTCAGTACAAGAGTTAAAAAATAAATTCAATAAAGTTAGTAAATTACTAGGAGCAAGAGATTTAGGTAAAATGGGTGCCGCCAAACCTAGGTCTATTCAACGTATTGTTAATAAAGGCAGTAAAGACGTATTAAGATGTTTTGAAATTGCTAGTGGTAAACCGCTGACGGAGAAGGAAAAAGATGCGATCAAACCAAGTCAAATCAATAAACAGTGTCCTAATTTGGCCAACCCTAATCATATTAAGCCTTAGCTTATCGGCTTGTGGAACTCCGGTTAAAAAAATAGAAGTATTAAGTACTCCATTAGAAAGAGTACCTCTTAATCTTCCTAAAGTAGATGAACTTAATTTAGATACGGTAGATTGGATACTTGTTACTCCAGAAAATGCTGAAAAAGTGTGGAAAGATTTAGAGAAAAAGAAATTTGATATTGTGTTATTCGGACTCACAGATCGTGGATATGAGGACCTTAGTGTAAATATAGCAAAAATTAAACAAATGGTTATACAACAAAAATCAGTAATTGCAGCGTATAAGAAATATTACGAAAGTCAGACTGAAGAAATAGAGAAACAACAAAAAGCAGTTGAAGAAAAGAAAAAAGAAGCTGCACTTGAAAATGAAAAAGCTGAAGAAGAAAATAAAAAAGGTTTTCTTAATAAATTAAACTCAAATGTGAAAGGTATATTCAAATAGAGTAAGGGATTAAATATCTATAGTAACTAATTAGTTACTATAAGGAGAATATGATGAAAAAGTTATTAGTGGGTTTAGTGTTATGTGGGGTAATTATAGGTTACCCTACTTTGCTTTCTGCTGAGACTAACACGGTGTCTTCAACAGTAGTAACAGACAAAGCACCTCCAACCGCCAGTGCGCCAAGCGTAGTAATAAATAATAATGACGTATGTAAATCAGCAGCAAGTGCTGCAATACAAACACAAATTCTAGGTCTTGCTTCGGGCATTACTATTACTGACGAGAATTGTGAAAGAATTAAACTATCTCGATCTCTTTATTTAATGGGTATGAAAGTAGCTGCGGTATCAACCCTCTGCCAAGATGCAAGAGTATTTGATGCAATGTGGATGGCAGGTACCCCTTGCCCATACATGGGGGATATTGGTGACGATGCGAGGAAAGGTTGGGAAGAAAATTCTGATGATGTTCCTTCCGCATCTGTTATATTTAAAAAAAAAGCACGGTTGAAAATGGAGAAGGAGACGAAGTCGGAGGAGAATTCGGTGACCTGGGATACAGAGGGTACGACGGATTAGATGATGAGTATGAAGAAACAGATGACTACTCAGATGAAACAGATACGACAAAGCCGCCAACTACTTTCGGTTGGGTCAACGGGTTGGGTATTATTACTGGTGTTGTTGGTATATTCTTTGGGGTTCCTCTCTTTTTCTAAAGCAGAAGTTGCTTCTTCCATAACTAATTGTCCTACAGGGGTAACAGGACTTTGTACTCCAGGTGTATTTGAATCATCAACTGAAACCGTAACAGAAACTACAGATACAGATGCTACTGGTACCACTACCACCACCACAACGACAACAGAAACTACAGAGACAACTATAACTAATGAAGAAACAGGAGATTTACTCACAGACACTAAAGTAAATTCTATGGGGCGTAATCAAAAGTTTGGTGGTGATATGACTTCAGACTGGGGAGGGCAAGGTCCAGCAGGTATACGATCTGGTAGTACGTGTGGTGACCTTGGAACAGATAAGTGTGCAGAATTAACAGGTAGTGGTAATTTTACAAGTACATTAGGTCAAAGCGGTGTTGGTACAACATACAAACAAATTATAGATATGACACACTCTTCTATTAACCCTAGTATAGACAGAGGTGGTCAAGTTGCTTGGTCGATACGAGTAGAAAAAAGAGATGCCAGTGATTCTCTTCACTTTAGAGTAGCAAAAACAGATGGAACTACTGCTGTATTATTAGGATCACAAACTTTATCAGCGGCTGGGGCAGACGTAATAACGAACACCCTGTTTCAAGGTAACTTTAATTTTAGTGGCGCAATAACTACTAAACTAACAGTAGAGGTTTCTGGTAGAGATATCAATCTTGCTATCGGACCTTTGTTTGATGATGTTACAGTAAACGTATTATATAATGTGGTCAACACTATAGTAACTGAAACGATTACAACGATTGAACAATTCGTCGCACTTGAAATATTTAATCAAGAAACGATAGATGTAGCAATCGATATATTTGATAATAATAATGTGGTTCAAAACGACTTAGGGGAGGTTACTTTAGAACCTATAGGACCAGAACCGCAAGGACCAGAGCCGTCTTATGAATCGGTAGAGATTGAGATGAACACAGAAATATCAACACCTGATATTAAAGTAGAAATGAAATTACCTGACGCTCCTACTCAAGAAGTGCAAGTAGAAGTTGCAGAAGTAAGCGCAGAAATAGAAACGGAGATGCAAAATAATAGTCTTAACGATATGGCCAGCGATCAACCCGCCGAGCCTACAGAGTCAGCACAAAATACCTCAGACACAGAACCTGAGCCGGAGCCTGAACCTGCTCCTGAACCTACAGAGACGGATGACAGCGATACGCAAGAGCCTTCGTCTTCGACAGATAAGGATTCAGAACCTGATTCAGAAGCCGAACCAAAGGTAACTAAGTCATCAGACTCTCAAAAACCAAAAGAAATAAAAACTAAACAAAAAGCTAGTAAAGCTAAACAAAAAGCTAATAAAGCTAAACAAAAAGCTGCTAGTAAGATTGTAAAGAAGATGGGGGACAAAGGAAAGTATGACTCTACAAACCAATTAAAAACATTAGTTGTTATGCAGGTTTTAGGAAATACAAAAACTTTTTTTGATACCCAAAAAACGATACCCCAACCTACGGGGTTTTTTACAGATAAAAAAATGCCTGACTCTCAGTTGCCAGAAAATAATGCGGCTGCGTGGTTATTAATTAAAGGAAATAACCAATTACACGATAAATTAATTGGGAGTCAATATAGATGAAAAACCAGACCTATGCAAAAGTATTGTGCATTGTAAGGAATAATATTGAAGAGAGAAGAATTTAGAATAAAGATAGCGAGTACATGGTTATTAATGAAAGGAAGTAATCAATTATAGTATAAATAAGGAGAATACTAATGGCAGAAGTAGAGATTGCTGGAGCAAAAATTAGGGGAGGTAAATTACTATTAATATTACCAATTCTAGGTACCCTAGGCGGTGGACTTTGGGCAGGCTTTGAGTTCTATAAAGATTATATGAACATGAGAGATAAGATTACAGAGTATTCAGCCCCAGATCTATCAGGAATTGATAAAAGACTTGCTGTATTACGCGCAGACATGGACGCACTGCAAAAGATTGAACAAGTAATTGAAGACTCTGCAATCGCTACAAGAGATGAAGCCAGAACAATTAAAGTTGATTTGAAGAGGGAAATTATACGGACGGAAAAATTAGTAGAGTCAGTTGAACGTCGTGTTAAATCTATACAAGACGAAACAAGAGTTATGATCGACAAAGAGAATGATCGTAACGACAAACTTAGAGAGCGTATTCAAAATAGAATGGATAGCTTAGATGATAGTCTCACAAATAAGTTGAAACAAATAGAAAAAGACACTGATGAAAGGATTAAGAAAGCCTTAAATAACCCACTATCAAAAATGTAATGCGGAGGAAGGTATGTTAGACCCAATTACAGCAGTTGCGACAGCGACATCAACATTTAACCTAATTAAAAAAGGCATTGCATGGGGACAAGATTTAGATAGTATGTCAAAACAACTATCTAAATGGTATGGCGCAGTATCCGACTTTAATCATGCAGAAAAAGAATTGAAGGAAACTGGAAGTGTTACTAAACTACTAACGAAAGGTAGTATAGAACAAATGGCACTTGATATAACAATTAACAAACAAAAGATACTCGAACAAGAAAAAGAGTTAAGAACTTTAATACAATATACTTATGGCCAAAGAGTATATGAAGAAATGATAGAACTAAGACGTAAATTAAAAAAACAAAGAGAACAGGAAGTGTATCGCAAAAGAGAATTAAAAAGACAGGCAATAGAATTTGTACTTGTTGTACTTTTAATTTTCTTAATTGGATGTTCTACTGTTGGTATTGCATATTTATATCTTAGTAAGTGAGAAAGAAAATGATTAACAATAAACACCCACAAGATGTAGGATTAACATATTGGAAACACCTCAAGTTTGCTTGGGGAGAGTGTATTAGGTCTTTTTCAATAGCAATTGTAATGTTTATTCATGGAGTAATACCTTGGATATGGGATTGGAAGTATAATGCGTTTATAGACGGGGCGAAAAAAAGAATTGCTCCACAACACGAAAATAGGAAAGAGAGAAAATAGTTATGTGGTTTTGGTTATTGTCTGCTATTGCAGGGAGTATAATTGGTAGCGCTACTGACAGCTGGTTTAGAGATACTAAACTTGGTATTTGGTTTTACAATAAAGTGGATCAATTATACACTTGGGCAAGCGAAAGATATGGAATAAAAATACTAACGGATGAGGAAGAAAGAATGAAAAAATTTCCTCAACTAAATAAAAAATTAATTGATCTTGAAGAAAGGGTTAAGAAACTTGAAAATGAATAAAATAATAATGGCGTTTATAGTTTTAGTTGCTAGTTGTACCCCAGCTGCAGCTTTTGGGTTAACAATTGAAACGAGAGAATATAGAGATAGAGTTTGTTATGACGGAGATACTTGCTACATTCTTATTCCCGGACTACCAAAAAAATTAGAGAAAATGAGTATCAGAATATTGGGAATAGATACTCCAGAAATTCGTGGTGAGTGTGCTAAAGAAAAAGAACTTGCACTAGAAGCAAGAGCTTTTGCTAATAAAGTTTTTAGACAAGCTAAAGATATTAAATATAAAAACCTAGCGTGGGGCAAATATGGAGGACGTCTTTTATCAGATGTTTACTTAGACGGCAAACTTTATGCAGATATGATAATAAAAGAAGGGTTAGCACGGCCCTATGATGGAAAAACTAAAAAAGGTTGGTGCTAAACGTAACTAAGAGGGGTATGAAAAGGAGATTTTTATGGCTGAAGAAGAAAAAATAGAAAAAGCTGAAAAAATTACTGTAGATACTGCTCCCCATCTAGATGGTGCAGATGCTAATGGTGATGGTCACATTTCTCAAAAAGAGTTAGAAATGCACCTAAAATATAAAAAGAAAGAGTTAGAAGATGAAGATGCAATGAGAGATGCACAACGTAACATGGCGTGGTTTGCTTTAGCAGGGATGTTATTATATCCTTCTTTAGTAGTATTAGCATATCTTATTAATTTAGATCAAGCAGGCAAGGTGCTGGGAGATATGGCAGCTACCTACTTTGTTTCAGTAGCGGCAATCGTTGCTGCTTTTTATGGTAAGGAAGCTCTTATCAAAAAATCCAAATAAGGAGGTTAATTCATATGGTAGATTGGATTAAAAATCGAGTTATGGAAAGAACTTCTTGGGATGGGGGCGCACTAATTGCGGTCGGTCTTATAGTTCTATTCTTAGGTCCATTTGCGAAATGGGCAGCTTATGCTGCTATTTTGTGGGGTGTTTGGACCATCTGGAAAAAAGAAGACTAGAGTAGTAAAAAAGGTCAGAGAAATGTTTCTCTGACCTTTTATTTAAAAAAGAGAGAGTTACTAATGATAATAAATGATATATCTTTAAAAAAAGCTCAGTGGTTTGCGGAACTATCCGCCCTAGCATATAAAGATGAAAAAACACAGAAACTATTTTTTACTGGAGAAGGTATAGGAACCCATCAATTTATTGACTCTGATGGAACCCAAGTTATGTTGTATACAAAAGATAAAGAGGTAGGTATTATATTTAGAGGCACAGAGCCAACTCAGCTATCAGATATTTTGGCTGATTTAGATATTAGGAAAAAGAAAGCTAAAAAAGATGATGGTTATGTACATGCAGGTTTTCAAGAATCTCTAGACGATGTGTGGGAAGCTGTTAAATTATTTTTAAGTAAAAATGAATATGATAGAATATACTTATCAGGACACTCGTTAGGTGCTGCTATTGCTACTTTAGCTGCTGCTAGATTAGAAAAATGTACAGCTGTATACACTTTTGGATCTCCAAGAGTTGGAGGAAGAAAATTCGTCAAAGCAAATAAGTCAATTCTACACTGGCGTTTTATTAATAATAATGATATTGTAACAAGAGTTCCAACAGCTCTTAGATGGAAGCATCATGGTTGTAGAGTATATATTGATAGAAAAGGAAATGTAAGTACTATCAGTGGATACAAACTTTGGGCTGATTTGTTACTTGGACACCTATCTTCGTGGTGTAAGTTAAAGTTCTTTGATAGTTTCAGTGATCATAGTATTACTAAGTATTACAAGCATTTAAGTAATTTTAATAAATAATAGCCTTGCATAATGCCTAATAATTCCCTATAATATAAATAATCGAAAACGATAGAACAACTAAATAGGAGAACATAATGGCACGAAGAAAAGGCGGAAAGTCTAAAGGATATCAGTCTAAAGGACAACGTCGAAACGTAAGCCGTTGGTCGAGAAATGCTAGTAGAGCAGAAAATCGTGCTAACCCAAGCCCCCAAGCTATAGCCCAAAGGGCTGCTTATCGCAGAACAATTATTACTAGCCCTCACGGAAAAGAGGAGTTAAGACTTAAAGAAAAGTTTTTAGCAGAAGACTCGGTTGAGAGGCAGTGCTCTGAGTTACTAAAAAGTTTTGGGTCAATAGGACTTACTCGCGCTGGAGCCATACATGCTATTAAAACTGACCACGTTTCTCAATTAACTGAGAAATGGAAGTCACGAGCATCACAAAAAGCAAACAAAGATAAAAAGAAAGAAAAAACATATGCCAGCCAATAAAAAAACACGAGAAATATCTAAAGAAAAGATGCGAGAAGAAATTGCATCAGCAACGGAAGAGTATTTAAGTAAGGGTGGAACTATTACTCGCTATGAGAAGTGGGGTAAAGTTACTATCTTAAAAAGAAATCTTGATGGAGATATGGTAGCAACTAATTGGTTTGATACCGTAGAAGCGTTCGAGAATTCTAAATGATACTAGATGCCACAACTAAACAAGCTTGGAATCTATTTGTTTATCAACACGCTAAAGAAATGGAAAAATTCATTCAAACTTGGGATCATAAAGGTTGCAGTCAATTCATTTTAGGTAAAATTAAATGTGACTGGAAGCCCTCTAGGAGAAGTTCTAGAGGGGGAATGTATACAGTTGATGGTATTAAGCAGCCCGGAATTAATATTGCTATGGCTGGATATGTACCTAGGTACGGCGACCCACAAAGATTCTACGAATATAAATCTTTTGACGCAGATAAGTTTATCGGCGGATTTTACACAAATAACATGGAACATCCCCTATTAGCGGTGGTGGCTCATGAAGTAGCACACGCTATACAATTTTGGCTTCGATATTATAATTCCACTCCTGTACCCAAACCCCACGGAAAAGAATTTAAAAAACACTACGCAAAACTGCGGGCAGTGTTTGTTAACCCTTTGCTTCCTGATCAGGAAGAGATGGGAAGGACTTATCGTGAGTTTAAGAATATAGTTGTGAGTCAAGAAATAGGAACAACAGTTAGGAGACATTAAATGGATGGATGGTATGAAAGATACCTAGAACTGGTACAAGAAAATGCAATTTTAAGAAGAGAAATTCAACAAATGCAAGACTCAATACAGAAATGTTATATTAGAATTGCGGAATTGAGAGAAGAATCAGATGCAAAAAGTAGTAATAGTTAGTGGAGGGTTTGACCCTTTACATTCTGGACATCTAACATATTTTAAACACGCTAAACAACTAGGAGATAAACTAGTTGTAGGTATTAACTCAGATAAATGGTTACAAAATAAAAAAGGTAAAAACTTTTTACCTTTTGAAGAAAGATTAGCTTTAGTAGAAGCCATCAAAGACGTAGACGAAGCAATAGCTTTTAACGATGAGGATGGTTCAGCAGTTAACTTAATTAAAATAGTTTCTTGTAAATATAATAATGATATGATTATCTTTGCCAATGGTGGGGACAGAGATTATGGTAATGTTCCAGAGCTTGTATATTATGATGACGACAAACGTATAAAATTTGTGTTTGGAGTGGGTGGAGAAGATAAAAAGAATTCAAGTTCAGACATTTTAAATTCTTGGGATTGTAGATCTGTTATTAGGCCTTGGGGTACGTATACCAATATTAACTCAGGAGAAAACTTTAGAGTAAAAGAATTAGTGGTAGCTCCCAATTCCATGCTAAGTATGCAAAGACACCATCACAGATCAGAGCATTGGGTTGTAGTAGAAGGCAAAATCTTTGTTAATACAATTAACAGTGCCTCTAGTGATTATGAAAGAGACAGAGTTTTAGTATCAGGTCAAAGTTGTTATATTAAAAAAGAAGATTGGCATCAAATCGAAAATCCAACAAACACTCCTGCTAAAATAATTGAGACTTGGATTGGTGATTATTTGGATGAGGATGACATAACTAGAGCATGATTGACAAAAGTACTTTTTGTACTAGACCTTGGAATGAACTACACATCGAGGAGGACGGGCACGTTACTCCTTGTTGTGTCATGCCTTCTACTATGGGATTCAGACCTAAAAAAGGTATTAAAAATTATCTAAACTCTCCAGAGTTAGCAAAACTTAAAGAAGATTTAAAAAACGGAATTAAATCAGAACACTGTAAAACTTGTTGGATGCAAGAAGGGTATGGTACTCACTCTCACAGGAAAACTACTCTAGCAAAAGGAGAAAAGTTAGATAAGATTGAAGCGATACATGTTAGAAGCACTAATGTGTGTAACTTTAAATGTAGAATTTGTAGCCCAGATTTGAGTTCTGCTTGGCAAGCAGAAAATAAAAAACACAATTTGTATAAACAAAAGTATTTTCAAAGCTCTATTACAGATATTCACGATAATCTATTGGACGACGACGAGTATTGTAAAGAATTATTTACTTTGTTAAAAAGTGTTAGGCAAATTAATATGTCTGGTGGAGAGCCTCTAACCTGTAACACAACATTAAAGTTTTTTGAGAAGTGTAGAGAATATAATATTACTAATACAAATATTGCTATCAACTCAAATCTCTCGAAATTACACTATAAAAATCATTATTGGTTAGATGAGTTTAAAGATTTTAGAGTTACTATAACAGTTAGTTGGGATGGTTTTGGAAAACAAATGGAATATCATCGCACTGGGTTGAATTGGAAAAAAAGTTTACAGAATTTCAAAGAGTCTTTACCTTTCATTTATAATGTAAATTGTGTTTTATCAATTTATAGCATATATTCTATACCTAAGTTAATCCACTTTTGTGATAGAATACAGAAAGACTTAGAGATTAATTTGATAGCCGGAAAAGGGGGCATAATGTGTGTACAAACACTACCCGAACATGAAAAGGATAAAATTAAAAAACATTATGAGAATAGTTTTTCTGAAAGACCCGATTTAAAAGAGATTGCTTGGGACAAAGTAATCAATCCTTTATATAAAGAAAGCGGAAAAGAATATTTAAACACTGCGTTCAAACAGTATAATCAAATTTTAGACAAACAAAGAGGGACAAGCTTTGTAGAAACTTTTCCAGAATTAAAAAACTGGTGGGAGTCAATTGCATGAGAACACACTTATTTGCCAACGGTTGCTCTCACACAGCGGGCGGAGAAATAGAAGAAAAATATCAAAACTGTTGTCACGAAAAAGCGTGGCCTAAACACTTAGCCGACTCTTTAAATATGGATTGGACAAATTTTGCAATATCTGGAGGCTCGGCAGAAAGAGTTGTTCGTACAACTATGTACTGGTTTGGTAAAAACCCAAAAAGAATGAAAGATACTTTTGCAATTATTGGTTGGCCTCCTCCTTGGAGATCAGAAATCCGTCTTGATCGCAGATGTAACTATAACCAACCAGAACACTTATTTGAATCAGATAATCATTGGTATCAGTTAAATGTAGGAATTGAAGAGACAATTAAAGAACACTCTGAAAGTTTAAAAATTAAAGATTTTTATAAACTTTATAAGCTAAAATTTGCTCTTGAAACAAAAGAAGAAGTAATCACTAGGTTTTATCTTAGTCTTATTTCTCTACAGAGTTATTTTAAAACATTTAAAATTCCTTACATAATGTTTAATACTGCTTCAGATTTCTACATTAACGACAACTCTTTACATTATTTTAGACAGGTGGACCAAAAACCGTTTATAGATATAAAAATGCTGGAGTGGCTTCATGGTAAATACGAAATAGCAGAACACTCAGTTTGCGAACATTATGGAGAAGACGCTCACATGGGGTGGGCAAGATTTTTAGCCAGTTATCTACGAGGGGGAAGTTTTGATGATAAGAAATTTTACTCTTGACAAGGTGGATTATTTTAAGCTATAATATATATGTTGATCAACCGGAGATACTTTGTATCCGTGACCATACAAAGTCGGGCCGTCGCCCGCTTTACAACAGTAAAGTTAAGAAAAAGTTTCTATGCTTAGTAGTAAATGATTAGGGCATGTATACACAAATGTACAAGTGTATTGTTGTCAAAATCAGACACATTTATATAAGAAACTATTCAATAGGAGAGGAACTTCGGTTCCTCTCCCGTTTTCAAGGAGAGCGAATATGCCTATAAAAAAGACCATTATTGGAGAAGGCACAGATTGGCCATTTGTAAAACAAAAATCTTGGTTTGCAGGTGGAGATTTCAACGACACTAATTTATCAAAAAGCGAAGTAACAGCTAACACAGAGACAGGTTTCACTGTGGTTAAATATTTTGCAGATGCCGATGCCTATGCTGCGTGGAATACTACTAATTCTACCTTTCTACAAGCAATCAATACAATGCGAACTGCAAATAGTATTACTACTACTTTTTCATCAGAGGACATAGATACGATTCCCTAATGCGCAACTGGTTTAACTGGCAATTAAAAAATCAAGTAGAAAATCCTGACTGGCCTACTGAACAGCTACCTGTAGCCAACCTAAGTGAAAGCTTAGGCTGGTTTAATGCTTTTATCCTAGACGGATATCAAAACAAAACTTTAGAATATTATTATGAAAATGTATTTTATAGGCAAGATTGGTGTGATAAAGCTAGCTCCACTACAGACGGTGCAGTAGATGCAGATACTCTTAGCAGCTGGATGCACGATCCCGAATTATCAACTCTGATGGACAATCAAGGAGTTGAATATATCTTAAACTTTCCAGAAGAAGTTACAAACAAGCTAAACAAACAACTATCATCAAGCTTAAATCTGATAGAAGACTCTATCAACATACGAATTCACATACAAAGACCGGGACAATTCTTTGCTATACATTTTGATAGAAATAAATATGGAAACTATGATACAAGCCGACCAGCTCACGATTTGAAGAGTCATATCTTTTTAGTCTTTTTGAATGACCAATCACTAGGACAAGTGTTTCAGCTAGGCCACTCGCAAATTCGTTGGCAAGAAGGTGATGTATTTACTTGGGAACAGACAGACATGCCGCACGGAAGTGCGAACTTTGGATTAGAGAACAGATATGCAATGATTCTCACAGGATTTGCAAAAGCATAAATTTGAAAAATTTAACATTGCGCGAAGTCGAAATTTGTGCTACTATTATTGCATAGCTTGTGAACAACGTTAACACGGAGTGTGAACAGCTGGGGAACATGGGGAAACACTTTGAACATTTTCATTAGGCGCTGTCTCGGAGAGACACAACGTTTATTATTTTTTAGTGGGCCTCTTTGTGCCTATGTTTTGGGAGCAACCAACAGTTCAACGAAGTTGAATTTCTGTTGACACGCTCCCTTTTTTTATGTTAAACTTGGCATATAATTCGTGTAAAAGAAAGGTTATAAAATATGTATGAATTAATGTTAATCTTTATTTACACTATTGTTTTATGGGCATTTGCTTATAAATACACTAGTCTAAGTAAAGATACAAATACATTCCTAGTTTCAAATAGAAGCGTGGGAATACTTGTAGGGGGTATGAGTGTCGGAATGACGTGGACATGGGCACCCGCCCTTTTTATCAGCTCTACTAAAGCATATACTCAAGGAATTCCAGGACTATTCTGGTTTTGTTTTTGTAATGGACTTTGTTTAGTCCTATTTGGGTATTTTGCACAGAAGCTGAGAGAAAGATGTCCAGAAGGATTTACTCTTAGTGGCTATATTAAAGACGCGGTAAGTAGCCGTGTAAGTAAATTTTATTGGGGAGAACTAGGGTATCTTACTATTAGTGCTTTTACCATTCAACTTCTTGCTGGGGGCTGGATTATGAACGCCATGACCGGCATAGATTTTACACTAATTACTATTATAATGGCAGCAATTGCTCTTAGTTATAGTTTGTTTAGCGGAATTAGAGGATCAATCATAACAGACGCAGTACAGTATATATTTACTGCCGTCACTTGTTTAATCTTAGTCCCTTGGGCTATCTCTGAAGGAGGTGGTTGGGAAACTGTCGCTAAAGGAGCAACAGGAACGCTGTTTGACCTAGATGTGTTTTTGACTTTTGGTATTGCTGCTAGTATCGGCTTTCTTGCTGGTCCTTTTGGTGATCAAATGTTTTATCAAAGAGCATTTAGTATTAAAAAGAATAAAATCTTCAAAGCGTTTACTCTTGGTTGGGTTTTATTCTTAGTTATTCCTATTACTATGGGATCGTTAGGATTTGTCGCTACAGGGTTGGGAATGGAAGTTCCTGCAAAACTGGTAAACTATGAAGTTATTAAAACACTTCTTCCTGCATGGGCGGTATACCCGTTCTTATTTGCTATTATGTGTGGACTCCTATCTACTTGTGATTCCGCTTGTTGTGCGGTTAGTGGTTTAGCTTCTAAAGATTGGTTTCCAACATCAGAAGTTACTGGTGCTAGATTAGGGATGGTTGCTCTTGCTACTATTTCAGTTGTACTAGCAAACATGCCCGGAGTAACAATCGTTGGATTATTCTTATTCCACTCTTGTTTGAGAGCAAGCACTCTCTTGCCAACTATTCAAGCAATTTCATATAAAGACATTCACGAACCTTCAATGTTCTGGGGTCTTATCTTATCTGTTGCTATCGGTCTTCCATTCTTCTGTTATGGTATGTGGTTTGGCGGAGGCGGTTTGTTTACCGCTGCTGGAGCAATTTTAACTATAGCAATTGGGGGCGGTATGACTTATGTAGGCAGGAAATACATAGGTAACAAAGTTGTCTCTCAAGCGTCTTGAACTACCAGACTATCCTAGTATACCTTTTGTATTTAATGCAGAAACAGGTAAAAATAAAACGATAGTCGTTTACGGCGATTCATTTGCTGAAGCAGCAATGCAACATCAAACGGATATAACTAATCCGGTAAACTCAGAGGCAGATAACACAATTCATTCGTGGATGTGGTATCTCGCCTCTTTTTTACGTTCTGAGGTCGTTACTTATGGTGTGTCAGGGGCAGGAGAAGCCCTTATTTACGATATTTTTAAAAGGACTCAAGATGTGCCTAGAGATGCAACAATAATATACCACTCTCATCCTACTAGAACAGATTCTATTTCTGGTAAAAATCTAGGTATATTAAGATCAGCTAATTTTAGAGAGTGGGATAGTATTATTCCTAATCCTACAGTTCATTTATATTGGGAAGATGGGTTGTATAAATTTAAAAAAGGTAAATCTTTTAAAACAACCTATCACATTACACACGCTAATAATGTACCTCCTAATGAATTATGGAGAAGTAATTTACCGAACGAAGTAGAAATAGATGCTCGTTACAAGTATTTTGGGACTAATCATGTAAATGTGAAAGGTAATCTATTGTTAGGAATCATGTTAACTAAGTATTTTAAGGAAGAATTAAAATGGAACGCGGTTTTTTAAATAAAGATATCATATGTGCCCCCATGACTAGGGTTAGTGATGCTGATTTAGCTATAGCAATAGATAAAGCAGGAGGAGTAGGAAGTATTTCTTCTGCAGGATTTAGTAACTCTTGGCTAAAAAAAGAATTATCTAAGTTTACCAAAGAAAGAAAGCACAATAATGTAGTAGTGTCTCTTTCAGATAATATACGAGAACCTGAGTGCCAAAACATAATTAGGATATTTAAACCAAAATATGTAGTATTATTAGATGAAGAAACTAAATATGATAAACATATTAGAAGTTCACTACTTAACTTAGGGGTTAGAGTAATCATTAGAATAAGTACTCTTAGCGGAGTAGAAACTTTTCCCCCACCTGATTACTACACAATAAAAGGTATTGACAGTGCAGGACGTTTTAATAAAGACTTGCCTATTTTAGATTTATTAAAATTATTCAAAGATAGATACCCAGATTTTCCTGTTATCTGTACTGGGGGGTTGTATACAAAAGAAGCAATACAGGAGTGTTTTAATCACGGAGCTTCGGCTATAGAAGTAGGAACTCCTTTTGCTATTAGTGAAGAGTCTAATATTGATATAAAAACTAAGATGTCTATAATAACTAAACCTTCTGTTAAGATAATGGATAACTCAGGGTATGAAAGAAGAGTTCATAGTCCTAATTCCCAATACAATCTTGGAGAAGGAGTCTCTGGAAACTTAGATGCCGGACACGTCTATATAGGAAGCAAAATTAATGAGCTACCTAAAAAAATAAGATTTGTACAAGAAATAATGAATGATTTGTTGCCTATAGGTTAAATTTATTATATAATAAATATAATTAGAAAAGGAATTAAACATGACAGAAAACAAAGAGTCGGGTGGTTACAATCCGACAGTAATTCCATTTCAAAAGGACGAAATAACTAGTAATGTCATTAGTGTAGCATTTGACTCCTCTAGTAATTTTATTGTTTTGGAGGGAAATTTATCAGACGGGTGGGAAGCTTATGGAATTTTTTCTACTTTTGAAGATGCAGCAGCTTATGCTGATACACTACACGAAATGGCGTGGATAATGGAGTTAAAAAGTGCAGAAACACCTAAAAAACCTAACCTTGCTTAACAAAGATGTAAATTTTTATGTTCCTTCTGCAGCAGCAGATAGTATAGTTGAGTTAGGAAGGGTTATTAAAAATAACCAAGAGGACTTAGTTGTTCGCAGTTACGTGGACGGAGAAAAGTACAATATCTATGTTTCAGATATTGTTGGCTTTAAAAATAAAGGAATAAACAAAATATGGCAAATTCAAATTTCAATCCGAAAAAACATATCAACGCTGTTCAAGAAGAAATAATTGAAATTCTAGAAGAATATGGTAACACTGAAAAAGAGCGCATGGCAGTAGCTTCAGCTTTTTTAGGAGTGGTTATCCCTATGTATGAAGATTCTTTAGGAACTGAGAGGACTGCTGTTATGATGTACAAAGTAGCAGATGAACTAGCTGTGAGAGTTCCTAGCAAAGTTACTATACCTACTACAAATTTTTCTTCTAGAAAATTTAGACAAAAATCTAGTAACAAAAAAAGAAAAACATGAAGATAGGAATTATGCAACCCTATGTATTTCCATACCTAGGGTATTTTCAGTTGTACAATGCAGTAGACTTGTTTATATCTTTAGAGGATGTAAATTATATTAAAAAAGGTTGGATTAATCGTAATAAAATTATGGTGAACGACAAGCCTAGTTACATTACTTTTCCAGTTAAAAATGCGAGTCAAAACAGACTTATTAATCAGCACTATATAGATTGGAGAGGTAATTGGCCTGAGAAAATGTTAAAAACAATTAAACATTCTTATGGCAGAGAAACTTATTTTGATGAAGTATATCCAGTAATAGAAGATCTTTTTAGGAGACAGGGAGAAGATTGTATAGCCGCTTTTGCTATGGTAGCTCTAACACACTTAGGTGATTTATTAGGAATTAAAACAGAAACTCAATGGTCTTTGCGATATGCAAAAGATGGACTAAAAGGACAAGACCGTTTGATAGATATTTGTAAACAATCAGGGGCAACTACTTATGTAAATGCTATTGGGGGTATGGAAATGTATGACCAAGAATCTTTTGGTGATATAGATTTACGATTTATACAAAGATTAGACGAAGAAAATAATTTATCAATTATTGATATTTTAATGAGAAGAGGTTGGGATGAAACCTCTAAATTATTAAATCAATATGAGTTAATAGAAGGAAAGTGAGAATGTACGGAAAAGAATATGAAAAAGCAAAAGAAGCCTTAGAAGGAAAACGAGATGACGTATATCCAATAAGAGAAGACGTACCCGCTGATCTTTGGGGTAAACCTGTAGCTAAAGATCCAGACAAATGGGCGGTGGATGCTTCAGTAAACAAAAATGAAGCATTATCAAAAGTAGGAGATTATGAGGATAGTAATCCTCGTTTTCACATGGCTACAGGTGCTGGGTATGATGATTTTCATCCAAACCTAGCTAAAGAAAAAGACGAGGCTATTGATTTGAGTTATGAAAAAGCAACTTCTAGATACCCAGAAGAACTAACTGTGCTAGGAAAATATGAAGAACGTGAAATGCAAGCAAATAAGCAAAGTGATAATGTTGATTTAAAATACACAGGATATGTTCCTGACTATAAATTTAACGAAGCAGATATTCTAGATGAAATACAAGACTATATTGATGCTACATATGAAGGACACTATAACAGAAATAAGTTTCAAGCAACAGAGTTTATTTTAGATTCAGGGCATGGGACAGGTTTTTGTGTAGGAAATATAATGAAGTATGCACAGAGATATGGTAAAAAAGGAACCCATAGTGACGCAAGAAAAGACTTGCTTAAAATAGTTCATTATGCTATAATAGCTTTACATAATCATGATGAAGAAAATGGATACTAGAATACAAAATATTTTAGGTCGAGAGATAGACCGACAAGAAAATACTATTGAACTTATTGCAAGTGAGAACTTCGCAAGCGAAGCAGTAATGCAGCTTGCAGGTAGTGTATTTACAAACAAGTATGCAGAAGGATATCCTGGTAAAAGATACTACAATGGTTGTGAGCATATGGACTCTATAGAGCAGCTTGCTATAGACCAGTTAAAAGAGATATATGGTTGTGAGTTTGCAAATGTACAGCCTCATTGTGGTGCAAATGCTAATACAGCAATATACCTCGCGTTTCTTAAGCCCGGAGATAAAATACTTGGAATGGACCTTGCTAGTGGTGGACACTTAAGCCACGGCGCTCCTGTAAATATATCAGGAAAAGTATACGAAGCACACCATTATGGTGTCGATGAAAAAGGTTGGTTAGATTATTCTGCAATAATGGCACAGGCAAAAGAAGTAAAACCTAAGATGATCATAGCAGGTGCTAGTGCATATCCTAGAGCAATAGATTTTAATATGTTTAGAGATATAGCAGACTCAGTAGGAGCCTACTTATTAGTTGATATGGCACACTACTCAGGACTTATTGCTGGTAATGCTTACCCAAGTCCTTTGTATTATGCAGACTTTGTAACAAGCACAACACACAAAACATTAAGAGGCCCAAGAGGTGGAATAATTCTATGGAATAATAAAGACTATACCAAAAAGATTAATAGCGCAATATTCCCCGGCACTCAAGGAGGTCCTTTGATGAATATTATTGCCGCAAAAGCTCAGGCTTTTATTGAGGCAAATACTAATGAATTTAAAGAATACTCACAACAGATTGTTTTTAATGCAAAAGCAATGGCAAAAGTATTTAAAGAAAGAGACTTTAAATTACTAACAGACGGAACTGATAGTCATATATTGTTATTGGATTTAAGTGATAGCGAGTGGTCAGGTAAAGAAGCCGCAAACTTACTAGAGGCAAACGGTATTACGGTAAACAAAAACGGAGTGCCAAACGACCCAAGATCATTTGTAGAAACAAGTGGTATTAGAATAGGCACTGCTGCAGAAACAAGCAGGGGATTATTAGAAGAAGACTTTAGAGAGATTGCTAATAAAATATGTAATCTATTAAAAGGATGATGTATAATGACTTGTAGACAAAAAAGAGTTAAGAAGACCCTTGATATTACAGAAATACAACCCGATAAAAGAGTTTGGGAATACGATGGTGATGGAACTAAGATTTATAAATTAGATCAAGGTTATCCACAAAAAACACATTATCCAAGAGATGATGACGATTTTATAGGAGTTTATCATCCTGTTCCTAGTGAAGCACCTGAGCATTGGAGAAAAGCACACTATGCAAATCTTGCTATGGAAAGGGCGCAAGACCCTTGGTTCAAAGAATATTGGAAAAGAGTAAGAGATTATTGTAAAAGGCAGTTAACTTAATGGAAGATGACAAACTTATAGAGTTACAAAAAGACCTCTACACAGTAATTGAAAAATATATACTACCAGACGATGACATGCAGTCTTTGTTGTTAACCTCTGGAGTATTATTAAAAACAGCAATACAGTTGTATACTGTAGGGCTAGTAGATGATAGAGAGGTAGAAAAAATATTAGAATTTGCTAAAGAAAGCATACAACCTCTAAGAGAAACAACAACAGAAATGATAGGCGAAAGGACCCTACACTAAAATGGCAAAAGTAGTAATATTTGGGACTAAAGATACTGCGCAGCTAGCAAACTATTATATAGAGAGGGATACAGAACATGAAGTAGTAGCTTTTACTGTTCATCATACTGTAATTCCCAATGGTGCGTTATTTTGTGGTAAACCTGTAGTTCCTTGGGAAGAAGTTGAAAATGCTTATACCCCAAGAGAAAATAAATTGTTTGTTCCCATGACGGGAAGAGAGATGAACAAAATTAGAGAAAAACTGTACTGGGAAGGTAAAACAAAAGGGTATGAATATATTTCTTATGTTAGTCCTCATGCAAGTGTTTGTGATAATGAAATAGGAGAAAACTGTTTTATTCAAGAAGATAATACTTTACAACCTTTTACTAAAATAGGCAATAATGTGGTTATGTGGGCAGGTAATCATATTGGGCATCATGGGATAATTCGTGATCACGTTTTCTTTACCAGCCACGTAGTTCTTAGTGGTCATTGTGATGTTGGAGCTTTTAGCTGGTTTGGAGTCAATTCAACTATTAGAGACGGACTCACAATCGGAGAAGGAACCTTTGTAGCAGCGGGAGCTTTAGTTACAAAAAATACTACTCAATGGAGAGGGCAACTAGGTGCTCCTTCAAGAGAGTTTAAAGATTCTTTGGAGTTAAATCCTTGAGTTGGAAACCCGTAACTATAATACAAACAGCGGAGGGTAAAAATCAATGTCCAGTAGTGGATACTAATAACGAAGGATTTTGGAGAATATATTATTCTCACAGAGATGAAAACAAATACAGCCATACTTCTTACATAGATGTAGAAGCAGGTAAGCCTGAGAAACTCATTCAAAAAAGCCAAACACCTGTTTTATCTCCTGGAAAAGCTGGAGAAGTTGACACTTCTGGTGCGATGGCTACTTCAATTCTCACAATGAATGATAGTTTAAAATATATGTATTACATTGGGTGGACACAAAGAAAAGACGTTCCATATTATAATACCACTTGTTTAGCTGTGTCAGAAGATGGAAACACTTGGAACAAGGTTGGTCCTATTTTATCTCCTTGTATACATGATTCGGGGTATTCTGGTACATTTTATCCTATATTAAACAAGTCAAAAACAGAATATACAGCTTTATATCTGTCGTGTTTTGAGTGGATAGACGGAGATCCTAGATATAATTTAAAAAGAGCTATATCAAAAGATGGAGTTAATTGGACTAAGACATTAGATGTTGCTATAGATATTACACCAGAAGAAGGTGGTGTTTCTCAAGCATCTATTCTCTATAACTCTATGCAAGGAGTGTATCAACTGTGGTATTCAGTTAGAGATAAATATGACTTCAGAACAAACCCTAAACACTCTTACAGAATTAGATACGCTGAATCTCTTGATTTGATTAATTGGACTAAAGTACAAGATAGCATATATGACATAAATCCTGGCTTACAAAATTTTATAGATTTTGATGAAGTAATGTGTGCATATCCTTGTGTAGTTAAACATGAAGATACACTATTTATGTTTTATAATGGTAACGGGTTCGGTAATACAGGAATAGGAGTTCTTAGATGGGAATAGTTTTAGATAGTATTAATAGGGCTGATAAGTCTGAAATTTTTAAAAATAATGGATTTATAGTAGAAAGAGACTTTTTGGACAAAAACTATCTTCTAGAAATGTTAGAAGTAATGCAAAAAGTATTCTCTATTCAAATTGAAGAATTATTGCCGTTTCAAGAAAATCTAGATGATGGTATGAAAGCATTATTTCATCAAGATTATAGAGTATTTAAAAATTGTGGAAAACAAGTTCAACATTTAGTTGATGTTTGGAAGTTAGGGGTCTCTCACACTCTTTTAACTTATCTTACAAAAGTGTGTGAAATGCGTTTTCCAAATATTTGTACTAGACCTGTGGTTATGTTTAATAATAGAAGTTTAGCTACAAATGATGTATATCACACAGTTCCGTTTCATCAAGATGCTAAATCTATGGATGGATCAGATAACGCAGTTGTTGTTTGGATTCCACTACAACAAACTAATCATAATTTAGGACCCTTACAAGTTATTCCTTCAAGCCATAAAAGAGGTGTTATTGCTGATGAAATTGATGATTTTGGTTTCGGATATGTAAATCCAGATTTATATGATGATGACGATATTTTAAATTTACCTTGTTCTTTAGGTGATGTTATATTTTTTGATTCTAAACTAATACACGGGTCAGGGATAAACCAATCTACCCACACTAGGTGGTCTTGTCAATTTAGATATAACGACTTATTAGATACTTCTTTTATTAAAAAAGGGTATCCAAACCCCTATTTATATAAACCAGTGAAAGATGATTACTAATGGAAAAACCAATTCAAGTTTATTTTAGAACAGTAGAAAGACAAAAACCTAACATGATAGGAAGACCTGAGTGGTTTTCTTATGAAAAGTGTTGGGATAATTTACTTAGGACAGTTAATTCTGAGTTAGTGGATATAAATGTAATTATAGATACAGAAAAAGAAAGAAATAATGCCTTAACGAATGAAATGGCTCATAGAGTAGAAATGATTAACTCTAAAGAAAGATTAGATTCTTTACTAAAAGATTACAACGACGAAAACATATCTCCTGTATTTTATAAAGACAGAGACCCCGAAACAGGTAAAGAATATGAAAAACGAGAAGAACCCCCTGACAGAGAAAAAGCATCTGGACAAATTCTTTATGAGGTTATACAAGAAGATAACTTATCTGATAATCAAATAGTTTATATTATTGAAGATGATTATTTACACCTGCCCCAATGGGGAGAAATTATTATGGATTTCTATCAAAAACATGGAGGGTTACATTATATATCTTTATATGATCATGGAGACAAATATACACAAAGATACTCTGGACTAGTTTCTAATATATTTTTATCTGGAGCTATGCATTGGAGAACTATTCCTTCTACTTGTGGAACATGGGCGGCCCCTGCTTTAGCACTAAAAGAAGATTATGATATACATCATGGTAGATTAGGAGATCATAATAAATGGATGAAGTTACAAGAGAAAAATAGAGCAATAGTAAGTTGTATCCCAGGTAGGGCAACACACTGTATGGAGGGATTTACCTCTCCTTTTATTGATTGGAGCGTTGTATGAAGATACTAATTACTGGAGGTGCTGGTTTTATAGGATCTCATTTAGTAGACTATTTTGTAGATAACTATCCTCAATATGAAGTCATAGTTTTGGACAATATGAGCTATGCTGCTAACTTTGATAATATTAAACATCACCTTGAAAATAAACGTATTAATTTTATTCTTGGAGATGTAGCTAATTATAGTTTGTATTCAAAAATACTGCCGGGAGTTAACTTAGTTATACATACAGCTGCTGAAAGTCATGTGGATAATTCTTTTTTTGACCCTTGGAGATTTGTAAAAACTAATGTAGAGGGTACACAACTATTATTACAAGCTTGTAAAGAATTTGGTATTGATAAAATAATTCATTTTAGTACTGATGAAGTGTATGGTGATACAGAGAATATTGCTTTTACAGAAGAATCTGCTTTGAATCCTACCAATCCATATTCTGCTTCAAAAGCTGCAGCAGATATGATTATTGCTTCATATAGAAAGTCTTTTAATTTAGATATTTCTGTAGTTAGGCCTAACAACGTGTTTGGTACTAGGCAACATTGGGAAAAATTAATCCCAACTTGTGTTTTACATTTAAAACAAGATAAAAAAATTCCTATACATGGAAATGGTAGTAATAAAAGATCGTATCTATATATAGAAGATCTATGTAAAGCTATTGATATCATAAGAACTTCTGGAGGGGTTAACTCGACTTTTAATATTGGTTGTAATTTTGAATATAAGGTAACAGATGTGGCTAAGATAATGTGTGAAGCAGCTAAAGTAGATTACGCAGATAATATAGAATTTGTAAAAGACAGAGCTTATAACGACACTAGATATCTTATTTCTCTTGCTAAATTAGCAAAACTAGGTTGGAGAGCAGAAACTAAATTAGAACACTGCCAACACCTATTGTTTGATTGGTATTATAAACAACGCGCTCCTTTTGCACATGGATGGTTTAAAAATGATTAAAATTTTAGTAGTAGCTATTATGTCAACAATGACTCCTTTAGAAGATGATACTTATGTATTTACAGAACCTTATTTTGAATCTGTACCAGAGTGTATTGCATATATTAACTTAAATATTGCTCATATTAATACGCACTTAGAAAGTAAATTTGGAAGTGAAAGACCATTAAAGAACCTTTATTGTGTACCAGAAAAAAACTTAAAAAAATATCTTGAAGAAATAACTATATGACATTACCTTTTGTAAAATGTGATTATCCATCTAACGATGGATTTATGGGTGAGTTTAAGAAAATATTAGAAGGAGGGCCTTGGACTAATAACGGCTCTTACTTACAACTATTTGAAAAAGAATTAGAAAAATTACTAGATACTAATGTAGCTGTATTTAATAATGGAGAGACAGCTTTATTTGCTATGTTATCTTCATTAGGAATTAAAGATAAGTATATAATTGTACCAAGTTACACTTTTGTTGGAACTGTTGCAGCTATTATATGGTCTGGTAATTATCCCTTATTTTGTGATATTAAATCTACAACATATCCACTGATAAATCCTGCAAGAGTGCAAGATTTATTAGAAGAAGATATAGCTTGTTATAAAAATATAGGAGCAATACTAGGTGTAGATTTGTATGGACTTCCTTGCGATTATGCTGCACTAAATAAATTAGGATTTGAATTTAGAGTTCCTGTCTTAATTGATTCAGCGCAATCGTTTGGAACATTCTTAAAAGGTAAATTAGTCGGTAGCCAGTGTGAAGCACACACTTTTAGTTTTCATACTACTAAAGCATTTCATACTTTAGAAGGAGGAGCAATCGCTTCTCCAGATGAATACTTAATAGAAAAAGTGAAACGAATAAGAAATTTTGGTATTAACCCTCATAATAGAACTGAGTGTTCAGAAGTCGGTCTTAATGGTAAGATGAATGAGGTACAGGCTTTAATAGGGGTGCATAAAATACAAGATGCTAGAGCAACTTTTACTCGTAAAAAAGAGTTATTTTCTTATTATTTAGGTCAATTAAAACATCACAATATCAATACTTTAACGCCCCCTAAATATTCAAACCCTATGATGAATTTTATACCGATATTCGTAAATAATAGAGATGAATTGTATGAAAATTTAATAGAACAAGGGATTACAGTAACTAAGTATTGGGACGTACCTGTTCATCGTATGTCAGCATATGAAGATTTTTGTCCAAGAGGATTAGAATTACCAGTAACCGATAAAGTAGCAAAAAAAGCATTAGCGTTACCTTTTTATAATACAATGAGAAAAAAAGATATAGATTACATAGTGGAGAAAATATATGGAACTGTTGTTTAGTATCGTCGTCGCGATTTTTTTGTTCGTAGTGTTCATTTTACCTATTGGACTTTTCGCGAGCCGTGTTACGAGAAACCTATTCGATGACTAGGTATGCAAAAAGTGCATAGCTGTTATGAAACGAACATTGTTATTTTGCAATGCAACAAAAATGCAACTGGACAGGTGGAGTCTTTTGTGGTATAATCTATTTAACAATAAGACTTCAACTTTTGTTGTTTTATTGTAAAATTTTAAAAGGAGAATTAAATAGAATGAATACACGAATAGATTGTCGAGGGCATAGTTTTGATATAGCCCCTGTTGCGGAACGAATGTGGGCTAATGTTTCTAAGGTTTTTACCAAGCTTGGACATTACTTTGCAGTAGTCGGACAAAAGAGAGCTAATAGTGAATTAAGAAGAATGGGCTATTTGAATAAAGATGGTAGCTTTAATGAAGTTAAATTTGGTTTTCATAGGTGGGGTGCGTAATGATTTTTGATAGATTACTTAACCGCCTAAGAAATTGTTACCTAATGAATGAGATTGCAACTTCTATGTCAGACATTAGACCAATGACGGACAAACAAAAAGCAAAAATCATACAACTTTTATCACACAAACGATTTATCAGTTAAAAAATAAATATTAAGACTTACGATGCCCGCCATAAACTACGATTTTACAAAATTTCCAATATACAAAAACATAAAAATCGAAGATACAATTATTCCCACAACAGATGATGCTGCGTGGGAATTCTTTTCTTCGGACAGATGGCTATACAATAAATTAGATTTAGCAGAAATAAATGGTATTCCTTGTGGACCTGCTGGTATATATCCTACAGAATATCCTGTTATAGTTAGGCCTATAATTAACTTAATGGGTGGAGGATACGGGAGTAGAAAAGTTAATAACGATGAAGAGTTAGAAAAATATTTGCTCCCAGGTTATTTTTGGATGAAATGGTTAAATGGTAAACATCTGTCGTATGATATAATTGTAAAAGACGGCAACCCAGTCTGGATAGAAATCTTTGAAGGTCATGAATTACGAGATGGAATGTTTGACTATTGGGAAACTATTTCTTCAGAGGTACCAAGTAGTCAAATTTCTAATATAATAAATTGGACAACTAGTCATCTTCCTGAGTATACTGGATGTCTGTGCTGCGAAACAATCGACAATAAAATGATTGAAGCGCATCTACGTATGGGCGATATTGATAGGTTTATGAATTTAAAACTTATGCAAAATATTGTTAATATATATAGAGGAAAAGAATGGCGATATGAGGAAGAACATAAAAAGTTCTTCCTTTTTGCTCTCTTTGCCCCGCACAGCCAAGACATAGTTTTTCCTTCTAAAATACTTAGAGAAGTAAAACATGAAGCAACTTTTTTTCAAATAGACGAGACAGACGAAGCTAACCCTCCGTCTGGAAAAAGAATCGCTGTTCTTGGCTCCTATGATAAAGAATTGTGTATCTCTCTGAGAAATCTTCTTATAGACAGTGCGCAACCACCTATTGTAGATGAGTATGTTGCAACTCTTCTAGGGCGTAAAATTATTTAGCTCTTGTCAAAACGTAAAACTTTTGGTAATATATTAAATAAGTTGAACAATATACGAGGAGAAATGTATATGACGGTCTTAACCGATTCGCCGCGCAAGTCCAAACCAACTATAGATTATAGGCATTATGCTAAACAAAGAATGGCAATGAGAAAAAATCTACATTGGCCTACACATTGTTGGGATGGAACTAAACTGCGCAAACTGCATCTTCGAGATTACTTAAAGTTTTTTAAAATTTTAATTCTTGAAGGCGCCGAAGGGATTAAAAATCCTAAAAAAGAATGGAAGAGATAATGAATGAAATTTCTATCCAAATAGAAAAGGCACTTGATAAGGGTAAAAAAGGCTACTCTGTAGTTGATTATACCATGTATCAGGTGCCTTCTTCTTCTAGAAATATGGTTGAACAAATCTATAAACAAAAAATAGAGGATATGGTTTATGCAAGAAACACATACAATAAACGAAGAGCAGCTAAGACAAGCACTCGCTCAGTATCTGTACGATCAAGAACAAACTGAAATAACTGATGGAACTATGGAAATCACTATATTTGATGATAATTCATTGGAAATTACTTTATATGATGATGTACAGGTTCACTAATGAGTACTTATGTAGTATCCGAATCAAATGTTAAAGACACTTGGCAAATCGCTAAATTTAGTGATTATAAAGATGCTGATTCGGTTTTTAATGTTAGCAAAAGAGGACGAACGTATCATTGTGATTGTCCAGGGTTTTGGAGACAAAAAGATAAATCCGAACACAAGCATATTAGAATTGTAAAGTTTTGGAAAGAGGAGTTAGAACAACCTACGGGTATGGCTCTTTGGTTTGAAGACGAAGAGATTGAATACAATCAATTTATAAAGAGCAATTCTTTTTTGGAAGAATTTTTTCTCTTGCCGAATGGTTAAATTTTCGGTATTATATAAAAATGTTGAGCGATAAAGTTCAGCACAACCAACAACTAAACACTTCTAGATGAGATATTGAATCACTGCTTGGAAGTGTTTATGAAGACGGAAGACGAGTCAGTCGACCTCTTGCTCCGACCCAGTGAGGTCGGCAACGAGTATCCTAGTCGGAGAGCACTCGGTCAATACTCGTCTTCCACTCTGTCGAACCTCCGAGACATTAAAACAGGAGTCCTATTAGAAAGATTATACTTTCGTGAATAGGCGTTGGGTCATTTATCACGTTAGATGACAGGTTAGAGTTACCCCCAGGGATTCATTTGAAATGATAGAGCACACCGATGTTCCTGATTTCATTGAACATAATCCTTCCTAAAAAACTCATTTTATTCTTGCTAAGAAGTTATTTTTTAGCTATAATGAATATAGAAATTGAGGAAAGAAACAAACAGAGAAACAAAAGCCTCAGAACGTCGTATATCGCGACG